AAGGAGCAAAAAAATGAGACTGATTCTAAGCGAAAAAGATAAACATATTATTGTTACTGTCCTCGGTGATTACGCTACCGAGATAGATAGACAGGCCACCAAATCCAAAGAAGATTTAGATACTTATAAAAGAATTGAGAACATTATTAGTCAAGTAGCCTTTGGGTTTGACAAGGAGGAGAAAGAAGAATGAACCATGAAACGATGATGAAATTAGCCATGATTGGCTTGTTATGTTGCCTGGTGGTATTGGTTAGCTTGTAGCAAAGCGCTACAATGCTTGTAGCATAACGCTACAATGACTGTAGCAAAGCGCTACAACACTATAAGCATAACGCTACAAATATCCGTATATATATACATATATATATAGAGACAAAAAACCTTAAAGGTTTTTATGTCTCTTAAGAAAGATTGATTTAGATTATTAGGAGAAGAAACAAAGGTGAGAGAAGAATTAAAAAATTCCTGGTGGGTGAGCGCGGGGAACATTGAGCGCGAGCGCGAGAGCGCACTCATATCCATCGAGTTCGATAAAGCCTTTCGCGATTATTCAAAGTTAAAAAAAGAAATATGGAATCTCTACCGCGCACGCGCGGGGCGAGAGGATTTATCGCCCGTAGCGAAGCTGTTACTTTGGAGCGTGTGCGAGCGCTACAGGTGGCAGACTTGGAGTAGCCATGATGCCATTAGTTATTATTGCAAGATGATAGGAGTGCATAGAACGAGCGCGAGCAGAGGGATGAGCGAGTTATTAGAGAAAGAGATTCTTTGGTGTGTGCTAGAGGGTGAGCGCAAGCGGTTAAGGAAATCGCAGGCGGGTGGGAAGAAGCATTTTTTACTGGTTGGTTTAGGTGCGCACTTGCGCGAGCAGGTGGGGCGCGATAGCTAACTGGGGGAAGGAGAGTAAAGCTATCTTAGTGCGCCCCGTTGATTGGTTAGGCTATTATATCCCCGTTTTTAAATATTTTTGCCATTTTTAGGCCTTGCGGTGAAACAAGTACCCAGTTGCCATTTTTGTCTTGGTGCGAGCGGGTGCGTGAGGGGTATTCGGGTTCGCCTATTAGTCCGTAATGTTCGCGCATATGGTTGATGTATTTAAATTGCGCTATATCGTACGACATTATCTATCCCCCCAATGATTAACGATTAGCCATAGCGTTAAGACTATGACTAACCAAATTAAAAAACCAATACCAAAGATGAAGCCGATTATCTCAATCATTGCCCGACCCCCAACAATCACCGCAAGTTGATCCGTCTGGTAAAGTTCCCACGCCGTTGCAGTTTGGACATTTACCCATGAATTGTTTTATGCGTTGTATGAGTTTAACTATCATCTTCGTTCTCCTCTGAAAGTTTATGATGATCTTTTAACTCAATATCCCAGTCAGAATTTTTTATTTGATCTATTTCACAATCAAAACAAGTGTAATCGTTGTAAATATCACAACTGCTACAATTCTTTTTAGGTTTTAGTTTGTTTCCTAATAGATTAAATATTTCTACTAGGTAAGCAGTCCAAGGTAGATATTCGCAACCATCATCATCTATTTTATTTCGTTTCTCCTCGTCAGCTTTTTCATATTCTTGATAATATTTTTTCATTTCATCAAGGTATGAATAATTTTTATGCAATTTAGTAAGGGTTATATTGCTCACAATTCACCCCCGTTATATGATTCCTGGATAATTACATCCTTTTTGCGCTTATCCTCGTAAGTTTTAACAATCTTCCCGCACGGGTAGGTTAAGAGCCAGTAGTCTTTACCAAAGTCTTTGCTCATGCTTGGTATGTTTTCCCTTTTGCTATTTAGCAAGCGTTTCGCTTCCTCTATCATTTGTTTATGCTGTGTCATTTTCTACCTCTCTCTTGGTGTTGTCATACTCTTGCTCGGTTAAGTAAGAATATGAAGTTAAAAACTCTTCTCTAGTTAATATTTCAAAGTCCGCCATTTTTTCCGCATCATCTAAGAAGTTAGATTGAGATAAGGACGGCGGACAATTAAGCCATTTATTAATTTCGCTTGGTGAGTATTTAGCGTGTTTCATTTTCGGTCTCCTCGATTTTAATTTTTTCCCATATAAGACCATCAATAGACTTCTTGCAACAATCACAATAAATTTCGGGTGTTTTTTGGATGCTCTCCTCATAAACAAAGTTATGCTTAGTACAAGTCATATAATCATTTGGATTTATCCATACATACTGTCTTAAGTATTCGCTTTCTCCACATTCTGTGCATTTATAAATTCTCATGTTTCCCCCATTGGTAAATTTAAAAGTTTATCGATTCTATGCTCATCCAGGGATATAAAGCGCAAGATCTCCTCTTGCTGCCTATGTGTTAGATCGTCAAAGCCTTGTATATACTTTTGCGGGTTGTCGAATAGATCGCGCAAGTATTTGATTATTTCGCGCCTAGCAAATTGTTTAGGCGTTAGATTATTTATTTTCATAGTTCCCCCTTATTTATTTTATTTAATGTTTCTTTAGCTTCTTGATAGAAATATAAATCATTAGGCATACAAAGATTTATTCCCTCGGCATAATCACAATTAAAACAATGATCTTGCGGTTTAGTGTTGTCTTGATCGTCAATATTTCTATTAGAGTTTATATTAGCACCGCCACAACTAGCGCATACTTCTATACCATCCTCTAAAATTTCTAAGTATGAATAATTATTCATAATTCCCTCTTAGTTTTATAAGTTTTTAAAATGGTTTTAATCTTATTGACTAAATCCTGGTAATTCATTGCGCTATAGCCGTTAGCCTTGAATAGTTCTAAGGCCTCGGGATTGATTAGCGGGTTGTCGTCAGTGTGCGCTAAGAACCAGTTAAGAAGCTCTAATTCTTGGCGGTTAATCTTTGGCTTGCTGAAGTTATATCTTTTAATGCTCATGTTAAACTTCCTCGGCAAAATATATTTGACTATCGCCAATCAGTACGCTGTCGTTAATTTCCCACTCAATAGAATCATCATTCTCGGCGATCTCCTCGGCTTGCTCTAATGAATCCGCGTATATGTACGCTTCTTTTTGCATGGTGTATGTTTGGGTTATCCTAAACTCTTTTAATGTATCAGCGCTCATTTGTTAGATTCCTTTTGTTGCCATTCGCCACAATGTCCACAGCTCCAATCATTAACCGGATATGGAGCAAAGGCCATTTCTCCGGATTCATTGCATTTAATACATTCAAAGCCTTTACCATCATCTAAAGGGTTTCCGGCAAGCAATACATCATTAATATTATATTTATCCATTAGATCACCTCCTTTTGCTTGGTAAAGGTTAGAGTTCCGCTAGGGTCTGAATAGGTAAGCGTTGCATCATCCTTAAGGAAATGTAACTGGGCAATAAATTCATCATCTAAGCCCCAATCATCCGAGCTAATGAGCGTATAGAGAGAAACCTTTTCTTTTGGTGCTTCTCCATAACCATCAACCCAATCAACTAGGTATATCTTGCGCTCTTGTCTGATTCTCTTTTTAAGTTCATCAGCAGAACCCTCAAAGCGTTTATTTCCAAAATTAGTAATAATATTCATTACGCTACCTCCTCAAGTGTATCTTCAACATCATTAATTAATTCTTGGTTAAGTTGCTCTAGCTTTTCAATGCCTATATTTTGCATTAACCATCTTTGCACTTGTTGAGCGGTGCATTGATAGTCTTGCGCTTGTGCATCTATAAATGTAGAAATAACGAAAGATCGTTTTTTCTTTGGTGTGGTTGCTTGTTGCCATCTTTGAACATTGCGCTCATAGATGTCATAACCATAATCGCCGTTTATATAACAAGAAAATAACCTTCTTACTATATGGTTAGGGTCTTCTAATATCTCATCGAAATTATAGAAGTCTGTTTTTAGTTGTTGTTTATAATCCATTTTTACTCTCCTAAGTAATTTATTTACCTCCTATTATGCATATAAAAACTTACTTGTACACATTTTAACTAACATTCTTTGTAAACAGATTAGGTGAATGCTCCAGGAATGCGATAATATAGGGGCATAAGGGAATTTAATTTAATCTAAATTAATTCGTAATAAATGGTATTTATTCGGAAAAATGACAGCAAAAACACCTAAAAAGAGAGGAAGAAAACCAATTATTATTGACTACGAACAAGTAGAACATTTAGCATCTTTGAACCTTGGGATTATGGATATTTGCCGATCAATTGGGGTTGGTTGGGATACATTTAATAAACATAGGAACAAGAAAAATTCTGAATTGTCGGATGCATTGGCAAGAGGAAAGGCAAAAGGATTACAAAGAGCAACTTCTAAACTAGCCGAAAAAATAAACGATGGCGATTTTCAAAGCATCCAGTTCTATTTAAAATCAGCCGACCGCGAGCGCTGGGCTGAAAAGCAAGAAGTCGCGCACACGCTCAACCTTAGCGAAATTATTACCTCGGCAAATTCGAGAATCATAGAACACCAAGCGGACGCGCTCCCCACAAGCGCGCGCGAAGATATCGACATCAAACAAATAAACAAGGCCACGAAGTCATGAGAGCTTGCGCACGGGGTATTTATCTTCTCCCTTGTACCTACCCACGCGCACGAGCGCGCGAAGCTCTAGCGCAACTCTCCGCGCTTCTCACAGCGCGCTCACCTTTAGCGCGGGGCGCGGATGATTAGCAAATGACCCCCCCTTTAATTGTGCGCGGGTAGTATGTATATATATACTGATGAACTAATTTTTTTTAATTTTTTTTTAAATTTTTTTTATGAAATATAAAGCCGAAGACGAAAAGAGATTGATGACGGAGATATGGTCGGTCAATGTAAAAGACGATCCATTAAACTTTGTTAAGTTTGCTTTCCCTTGGGGAATGAAAGACACCCCCCTCGAAGACTTCAAAGGCCCGCGTAAGTGGCAGGAAAAAATTTTGCGAGAAATGACAATCCATATTGCTAGAAATGGCACTAGGGATTTACCAGAGATGTTTAGAATGGCTGTAGCTTCAGGTCGTGGTATTGGTAAATCTGCTTTGGTTGCATGGATTATTCTTTGGATGTTATCTACAAGACTGGGGGCTACCATCATAGTAACCGCTAACACCGAACAACAGCTTAGAAGTAGAACTTGGGCTGAACTTGGTAAGTGGATGACTCTTGCAATCAACTCTCATTGGTTTCAAAAAACTGCAACCACAGTTAAACCAGCACCTTGGTTTCAAGAAGCGCTAGAGCGCGACCTCAAGATTGATACTGGTTATTACTACGCGCAGGCGCAACTATGGTCAGAAGAAAATCCAGATGCCTTTGCGGGTATTCACAGCTCCTACGGGGTCTGTTTAATTATGGATGAGGCTTCAGGTATACCTTCACCCATTTACAGCGTGTCCGAGGGTTTCTTCTCCGAACCAACATCCAATCGTTATTGGTTTACTTTCTCCAACCCGCGCCGAAACACAGGCCCATTCTACGATTCCTTTAATAGCAAAAAGCGCTTTTGGCAGAATGTGCAAATCGACTCGCGCACAGTCGAAGGCACTGACCAAAAACTCTTCCAATCGATGATCGAGCAGTATGGCGAAGATTCTACTGTCGCGCGTGTGGAGGTCATGGGTGAGTTTCCTAGCGCAGACGATGATACTGTCATACCGCTTGACTTAGTGCGCGGTGCGGTAGAACGCGATGTCACGCTCACCGCGAATGAACCAATCGTTTGGGGTTTAGATGTTGCACGCTTCGGTGGCGATAACAGTGCGCTGTGCGTGCGCCAGGGAAACACTGTCTTAGAAATTAAATCATTTGCCTCCATGGACTTAATGCAACTTTGTGGTGTGGTTAAAAATCGCTACGATGATTCGACTGTCATGGAGCAACCCCAAGAAATATTAGTCGATGTGATTGGACTTGGTGCGGGTGTGGTTGATCGACTGCGTGAGCAAAATTTACCAGTGCGCGGGGTGAATGTGGCAGAAGCTCCAAGTACCAAAAAGAACTATTTGAACTTGCGTGCTGAGTTATGGTTTGCAATTAAGGATTGGCTGGCGCAGCGTGATTGCCGACTTCCTAATGATGATGAGCTTGTCTCGGAATTGGCTGCGCCTCTCTATAAATATACCTCGACTGGAAAAATAAAGATAGAGTCAAAAGATGAAATGCGCAAACGCGGAATAAAATCTCCCGACAAAGCAGATGCTTTAGCTTTGACCATGGCAAGTTCTGCGGCAAGTTTTAGTGGAAGCGAGAGTTATTTCGGTTATAATTTCAAAAAACCTTTAAAATCTCGAATCATTCGAGTGGGATAGTTTTACATGGCAAAAGATTACGAAGACAAAATGGAAGATATGCTTGAGAAAGAAGAGATGGAATCTTCTGAAGTAGAAGTCGAAGTTAATGAAGAAGTTGATATGGAACACCTTGCTGGTGTTATCAAATCCGAGATGGATGATGCAAAAGATTTCATTCATCAAGTCGGCGCAGAGCGAGCAGAATCAACTGAGTATTATCTTGGTGAACAACCACAAGCACAATCTAGTATGCAGTCTGAATTTGTTTCAACAGACGTACGGGATAGCGTACTTTTTATGCTTCCGTCTATCATGCGTACATTTTTTGGTACTAAAAAAATTGTTGAGTTTGTTCCACATGGCCCAGAAGATATCCCTGTTGCCGAGCAACAAACCAATTATGTTAATTACATCATTCAAGAAAAAAACCAAGGCTTTCAAGTTTTATACGATGCGTTCAAAGATGCCTTGGTTAGAAAGAGTGGTTTTGTCAAAGTCTTTTGGGATGATTCTATTTCAGCATCTACCAGCGAATACACAGACTTAGATCCTGTTTCATATCAAGCCTTGGTGCTTGATCCTAATGTAGAGGTTGTTAAAGAATCTGTCACTATGGAAACCATTACACAAGTTGATCCTTTGTCTGGTGAAGAGGTGACTCAAGAAATTCCTGCTAAGTACGATGTAACGATTCGTAGAGTTAAAGCTAAAGACCAAGTGTGTATTGAATCAATACCACCTGAAGAAGTTTTAATTTCACGCAACGCACGCAATCTTGAGTCTGCATCTTATGTTGCGCATAGAATGATTAAATCTGTTTCTGATTTGGTTGCTATGGGTTATGACCAAGATGAAGTTGAGCAATATGCAACGCAAAGCTCAAGTGCAGTTGACCCAGAAGCCTATGATGAAATCGAGGCAAGAAACCCATTTGACAACATGGTATACCCAGACCGAAGTGATACTGGGGCAAAAGAAGTTTTATATGTTGAACATTATCTTTTTTATGACTTCGATGGCGATGGCATCGATGAAAGAATAAGAGTTTGTACTGCGGGTGAAGGCGTTAATGTGCTGAATGTAGAACAATGGGATGATTTACCCATTGCTATGTTCTGCCCTGATCCTGAACCACACACTGCAATCGGTTCGTGTCCAGCGGATTACTTAAAGCCTATCCAAGCTGCAAAATCCCAAATTATGCGAGATACCCTTGATTCGCTTGGACACTCTATCTTTCCTCGTATGGCTGTTGTTGAAGGTCAAGTCAATATTGACGATGTACTCAATACTGATATCGGACAGCCCATTCGAGTTCGCGCCCCTGGGATGGTTCAACCCTTTACAGTACCCTTCGCTGGTAAAGAGGCTTTCCCTGTTCTTGGATACCTCGATGAAGCAAAAGAGAATAGGACTGGTGTGTCTAAAGCCTCTGCTGGCTTAAATGCAGATGCTTTGCAATCAAGCACCAGTGCAGCCGTATCCGCTACCATGTCAGGAGCGCAAGGCCGAATAGAAATCATTTGCAGACATTTTGCAGAGGGTGGACTTAAACAACTCTTTAAAGTTACCAACAATTTAATTATCAAACATCAAAACGCACAAGATGTCTTTAGACTTGAAGGTCAATTTATTCCTGTTGATCCTAGATACTGGGATTCAGATAAAGACATGGTGGTTAATGTAGCCATCTCTAAATCTTCTGACGAAGAGAAGTTTGGTATCCTTACACAACTTGCAGGTAAACAAGAACAAATCATGCAAACTATGGGGCCAGACAATCCGTTGGTATCTATGCAACAGTATTCTAATACTTTGACACGCATGATAGAACTTGCTGGATTTAAAGATGCAAACGCATTTATTAACACTCAAGTACCACCTATGCCACCCGCGCCCCCAGAGCAACAACAACCTGATGCAGCTACCATGTTGGCACAAGCAGAAGCTATGAAAGCTCAAAACCAAGCGCAGAAAGCTATCATTGATGCTGAGACTGATCGCATGAAAATTATCATGGATGATGACAGACAGCGTGATGAGACAGAAGCACAGATTAGACTTAAAGCAGCAGAATTAACTGCTAAATACGGAGCGCAAGTCAACATAGCAGAAATCAATGCTATTATGGAGCGTGATAGAGAAAACATTAGGCAAACTGCAAAGGATCAAGCTCAAGGACTATTTACTAACAATGGCAATCAAGTTATATAACCTAGAAGTTTTAGTTGACGATCTAGTTTATGTCGGTAGTGATATTAGAGCCAAAAGCCAAGAAGATGCAGTAAGAATACTTGGTATTATCTCTGGTGGTGAAGTAACCGAGGATTCAGAAGTATTAAGCTGTGAGGAGAAAACTCTACACTAATGGCAGTAACATACAGAGGTGAAAAGTTTAGTGGTTTTAATAAACCTAAAAGAACACCTAATCACAAAACAAAATCACACGCAGTTTTAGCCAAGTCTGGTGAAACAATTAAACTTATACGCTTTGGTCAACAAGGTGTGAGTGGTGCTGGTAAAAATCCTCAATCTGCCAAAGATAAGGCTAGAAGAAAATCATTCAAAGCTAGACACGCTAAGAACATAGCCAAAGGAAAGTTGTCAGCAGCTTATTGGGCTGATAAAGTAAAGTGGTAAGGAGATAATTATGCCAAAAGGACTATACGCAAATATTCATGCTAAACGCAAAAGGATAAAAGCTGGATCAAAGGAAACAATGAGAAAGCCAGGCACTAAAGGTGCGCCATCTGCTAAAGCATTTAAGAAAGCAGCTAAGACTGCAAAGAAAAGGAAGTAATTATGCCAAAGGGTAAAGGAACATATGGGTCTAAAGTAGGCAGACCACCAAAGAAAAAATCTACAAAAAAATCTAAGAAAAAATAAGTGCGACCATCCTCGGCAAAAGCCAAGGGTCGAAAACTACAGCAATGGGTTGTTGATAAACTCATAGCTATACTTGGTTTTGATCCTGAAGATTTAGAATCAAGACCTATGGGATCTTCAGGCGAAGATGTCATTATGGGCGTACAATCCCGCAAACAATTCCCTTATTCAATCGAATGTAAAAACCAACAAGCAGTCAATGTTTGGAAGGCTTATGAGCAATCTTGTGCTAACTGTAAAGATTACGAGCCTTTGGTTATAATAAAACGAAACAATACTAAACCATTGGCATTAGTCGATGCGGAGTATTTTATAAAACTGCATAAAAAAGAAAATGATTGAAAAACTTATAAAACCTGTTGGGGATATCTTAGACAAATTTGTTGCTGATAAAGACTTAAAACTTAAACTATCTCACGAATTAGAAAAAGAAATTGTTTCTTTAAACAGAGCACAAATAGAACTTAATAAAGTTGAAGCTGCACATGAAAATGTTTTTGTTTCTGGGTGGCGACCTTTTATTGGTTGGGCCTGTGGTGTTGCATTGGTCTATCACTTTTTAATTGAACCTATTATTCAATACATATTAATCATTAGTGGATCTGATTTTAAAACTCCAGAGTTTGATTTTAGTCAACTGTCAACAATTGTCATGGCAATGCTTGGTATGAGTGGTTTAAGAACTTACGAAAAAACAAAAAAATAAAATGAGCAATTGGAAGAATTTTAAGTTAGATGAGTTTAAATGTAAGCATTGTGGTGAAAATGAGATTGAATATGAGTTAATAGATAAGTTACAATTGCTGAGAGAGGACTTAGGTTTTCCATTTATTATTTCTTCTGGTTATCGATGTGAAGCACATCCGATAGAAAGAAAGAAAAAGAAACCAGGCACTCACAATTTAGGGATTGCAGTCGATATTCGTTGCAGTCACAAACAAGCATTACAAATAGTATCCGCAGCAGAAGGTTACGGATTTACAGGAATTGGAGTTAATCAAAAAGGCAATGGAAGATTTATACACCTCGATATCGGCAAGGCTACAGATGATCGTCCAAGGCCTCATATCTGGAGCTATTGATTTCTAATGGAACTTTCATTCTATGTGGTTTGGAATATTTTTGTAACCTTGGTCATAGCACCATTGTTCTACTCCATCCGCAAAAATGAAAACGAAGCAAAGAGGATTGACATATTAGTGAATAAAACAAGAGAAGAGATAGCTAGAGATTATTTAACAAGACAAGCTCACAATGTTGAATATTCAAGATTAATGGACAAAATAGACAAACTTGATGCTAAAATAGATAAATTAATAACTTAATAATATGCCAGAAGATTACGCCTTAAGCCTCGAAGAAATCAAACGGATGATGGCAAATGCTGGTGGAACAAACTTAGCTGGGCAATCAATGGCAGGACCAGTCGCAACTGGTCAATCTTACGCACAAAGTATTGCTGGCGGTATGCCAATGTCTCAGGTTATTGCACCAGGCGTTAGTTATTCTCCAAGTCAACCAGGTGGTTACACACAAAAAGACTTAGATATGATCGCAGCAGGCCCAGCTCCTGTTATGCCTAAACCACCTACAACTGGTGAGGTTGCAACTATAGAAGATCAAATGCCTTATGCACCACCTGGTGTACAAGAGCCAACCCCTTATGTTCCAGGTCAAACTCCCTTTCCAGGAATACCAGATTTTTTAAAAGATTTAGATTTTAGTAATTTACCAGATAGTAGGGGAAGACCTGGTATTGATTATTTCCCAGAACCAAGAGATCCATTTTTTGTAAAAGATTTCTTTGAAGACCCAACCGCATCAAAAGACACCGCAGGGTTATTAGACCCTCAACCTGGATCATCTGCACCAGCAGGTTTTATACCGCCACCTCCAGGTTCAATGAACACAATGGCTTTTGTTGATTACTACAATCCTACAACTGGAGAAACATGGTCAGCACCTAATGGTGGATGGACTGCACCAGAAGGCTGGGTTGTAGGCAGACCAGATGGCGGTTTAAAAATTTTTGACGAATCAACATCCAACTCTTCTGAATCATCTCCTCAACAAGACTTTTTTAAAGCAGATCAAAACTTATTTAATTTTGAAGAGCAAGAACCAACGCCTATTGGGGATATAAGAGATACTTATACACCTGAACAAGTTGCTGAATTAGAAAGAAAAGAAATAGAAAGACGGGCTAGAGAAGAAGCAAACATTATTAATAAATATGGGAGTAGGGAAAATTTACAAAATCAAATTAATGAATCACTGTTTAAAGATTTTGTAACACCACAAACGCCTGTTATACCCGAACCAGTAATGCAACCACCAGCTAGACAAGAAGTACCATTTGTTCCAGAGATACCAACCATACCAATGAACTTTACTGGATTGCCACAAATGCCAGCCATACCAAATATTCCAGTTATGCCTGAATTACCTTACTTCCCACAACCAATTCAACCAATGAATTTTACTAGATTATCCAACTTACCAGTTTCTAATTTTGTCCAGCCTAGCGTTGAAGATATTGTATCTCCAATCA